ACGAGCAACCAGCGCGTTAGTGCCTTTCAATTCTGCATTTACATCAGACAGGTCAGCTTTAATAGCCGCTTTCTTCGGTTCAGTCGTGGTAGCGGATACGGTCAGAACGTCGCCATTACTTACCTTGGTAAAGCCGCCGGTACCAGTAGTGTTTGGCGCACCGTCAACAGTGCCTAAGGTAACCACGCCGGTGGTCAGGTTAATGGTCGCGTTAGCACCGCTCCAGGATTTGGTCCCGTCAGTCACCAGGAAAGTGCCATCAGAGTCTTTACGGTAAACAGTGTAGTCGCCAGGCGTTGCAGTATTGGTCTGAGTTGCAGTACCAGAAATGTCAGCCAGTTCAACAACAGTGCCTTTATCAACAAAGTTGGTACCAGGAGCTGCAGTACCTGCCGCGCCAGCAATTTTAGCCGAAGAGGTATCAAAGCTAACGCTATTGGTTTTTGAATCGTAAGTTGCAGCGTAGTAATCGGTACCAACTTTAACTGCCAGCGATCCGACTTTACCCGCATCTGCACCAGTTGCAGCAGTCAGCACTTCCAGCGTGCCAGTTGCCGGCTGAGCCGGGAAGGTCATTTTCACAGTGGTTGCCGGAGTCACGACAGCCGGAACTTCATCAGCAACGTTGGTTACCGCTTTCAGATCTTTACTGTTAATCTGGTTAGAAACATCCAGTTTATCCAGGCCCAGGGTCTTGGAAGTGATTTCCTGCAGGTTAATTTCGATAACTTCGCCATCGTTCGCGCCAACCTGAATTTTCATGGTCTGGTCGCTCGCCAGTACTTTCACGCCGTTGAACTGAGTCTGACCGGATACGCGGTCGATCTCGCCCAGGCGCTGGGTGATTTCAGCCTGGATGGATTTCAAGTCGGAGTCAGAGTTGGTGCCGTTGGTTGCCTGAACAGACAGTTCACGAACGCGCTGCAGGTTGTTGTTGATTTCAGACAGAGAACCTTCCGTAGTCTGCGCGATGGAGATACCGTCGTTGGCGTTACGGGAAGCCTGAGTCAGGCCTTTGATATTTGCGGTGAAACGGTTAGCAATCGCCTGGCCAGCGGCGTCGTCTTTAGCGCTGTTGATACGCAGACCGGAAGACAAACGCTCAATAGCGGAGCTAAGGGAAGACTGGGATTTGTTCAGGTTATTTTGAGTCAACAGCGACAGGCTGTTAGTGTTGATAACTTGTGCCATAAAATTTTCCTTTTAGGTTTATTACGCCAGGCGTGCCTGTGTCACTACAAGTTATCGTCAGGTCATTTTGAAACTTTATAAAAAAACCAGAAAAAACTTTATTTATTTGTTTTAATTAGAAAAATCATAGCCAATCAACGTCTAAACAAAATCTATATTCATCAATGATGCCCTCATCAGCCACTCACCTACTGAAAAATGTTTGTATCGAAAAAGGTTTTATTAAAGAAAAGTCTTATGTTACCGATATGTTATACACCTGCGGCCTGAACGCAGGATATCTAATAAAAAGACTAAAGGATTGACGCCCGCGCCCGTGCGGGCTTTTTTTCAAATTATTCGCTTCCCTCCGCTTCAGCACTTTAACTTGCTGAATCCCCGGGCTGATTTCGTTGCTCCGCCTCGCGTTGCTGGCGCTCATATTCTGCGCGCATCTCCTCCGCCCGCCGCGCCTGCTCAACGTTCCACAGGCTGTTTACCGGCATTTCGACACGCAGATCGACACAGCGGCCAACTGGAATATCAATCGGATCGCCGTCGCTTACTCCATCGATTTCATTGCGTGCGAAACGCGGCGCAGTCGGGTGTGTACGGTGATACGTTTTCAGCAGAATGCTGCCTTCAGCTTCGATTTCATAGTCAACCCAGAGCAGCGGTTGTTTGTTGCGATCGAGCGGAATTTCAATACCGCCGTCAATACCACCCCAGGCCGGATCTGAGTTAAATCCCAGCACGCCGGAAACACGGTAAACACCAGTGCTGATACGCTCAACCGTAACACCTGCGGATTCCGCGTTCAGTCCTGCGCTACCGTCGCCGAAAACCTTCACAACCGGAGACGCTTTTTTCAGGTAGCCATTGCCATCTACGACAGTGTTCCCCTGATGATAAAACTCATACGCGACCGCCCCCATCGACCAGCCGCCGATTTTGAACCGGTTATCAGTGTCCAGACCAACGAGACAACCGAACTGGCCGCCTCGCTCATAGGCTATTACTGCTGACGCAGCGTTATTCGCGTTGTTACCGATATTGAACGCTGCAGCTATCGCGGAAGTGTAGTTGTTAGCATACCCAATTCCCGGCGTATTGCTCGATGACAGCCGCAACAGCTGCGAGCCGGCAATGTTGGCATTACCCAGAACAGGGATATTGCCGCCGGCCACGCCCGTATCGCGCGTGGCCGCACTACCAAGGCCAATTCCGGTACGCGCAGCCGCTGCCGTTGTGCCCCCCGTCCCACCCTGATCAACCGGTACCGCGCCGCCGGTACCGCGCTGTGCCAGTTTGCCGAGGGCCGGTATGCTGACAGCAACACCATTAATTGTGACATTGACGGCCTGGTTGGCAGTTGTACCAGCAAACGTCTCCCATGCGTCACTGCTCGCGTCATAATCTTTAACAAGATGCGCGATACTTTGCGCCAGCCCGTCAACAGACAGCGCGTCAGTAGTCAGGATGGCGTATTTCGTGCCAGCCGCGAGCCATGGATTTGCGGCAGCGGTGAGGGTCAGGGATGTGGCACTGTTTACTGTCGCAATTTCGAAAATCTGGGGCGGAGATGTCAGGACAAGAAGTGTCTGGCCAGCGCGGACATTGCTTGCCGCTGCTGTAAAATTCGTACCGGTGCCTGTTACCGCGGCGCCAGAAATCGCAATAGTACCTGCGTTGTAAATCATAATTGCTCCAGTAAAAAAACCCGCCGGATGGCGGGTAAGTTGTTAGTTTGTCTGGGCGAACGCCCCGGTACCTCGCATTATGAGCATTGTCGGAGAGAGTATTCTCCCTGTCCCCCCAGAGCTGGTCACAGCCTGAACTGAACCAGTTACAACTCTCTCGGTTGTACGAATGCTGTGCATAACAGTAGTGCTGCCACCACGTGGACGAGAACCACCAGCAGGTCCGTACACGTCAAATGCTTTCGCGGATCCGTTAATGTTTATTGTGACAGTGGTGAGTCCTTCCTGGGCCTGAGCGTTGTTGTGCTCAACCACCGCAATGACAACAATTTGTTTTTCGAGATTGCTCAGTGAGCTGTCGGTATACTGGAACGTCCTTATTTCATTGCCTGATGCGCCGGTATCTGCAAATACCTGACCGTTGGCAACATCACCAACAAAACTTTTTGCTTCTACCGTTCCGCTGAATTTCCCGTCCGTCGCATTGACTGTGCCTGTGAATGATCCGGATTCTGCGTAAACCGTACCCCTGACAGTTACACCATTGAACGTAGCAAATCCCGATTTATTGATATGCCAGCCCACATTACCGGTACCGTCCCAGTCTGCAGACTGGATATAGTTACCGATTTTGGTGTTGCTGATGGTGCCGTCATGAATGAACGTATCGCGGATAAAAGTCTGCCCGTTCTGGATTACGAATGGCAGCGTAACAGCCCCGCCAGCCTGAGACATAACCGCAAAGCGGTCCGCCAGGAATAGCACCTGCGACTGCATGCCTGATGGCGTGTTCTGCACCCCAATACCCATCCCTGCGGCGTACTGGCGGCCGTTGGCGTCAACCGCCACTTTAACGCTGTACATCGCGTTAAGGTTGCCAGCCATATCTGCTACTGCCTGAGAGCTGGCGGTGATGGCTGCTGACTGCCCGTTTACCGTCACCGTCAACGAGTTGATTTTTGAGGCTGACGCCTGCGTGAAGTTAGCCAGGGTCTCGGTCAGATCGGTAGCATTGGAGATGCTGCCGCCAGCCGAAGCATCCAGCGTCACCAGCGCGCGGGCGACAGACTGACTGGCATCCGCAATGGTGGTATCGATACGGTCAATGCTGGCGCTGTTCCCGGCGTTCGTTGCTGTCTGCCGCCGCCGACTGTTCACTTGAGCCAGGCTGTTCTGGATTACAGCGATAGCTGAGTTTTTAACACCACCCGTCATGCCATCCATCGCTGCTGACGTCTCGTCAATCCTCACCGCTGCCGCCGCCAGACCGTCGGTATTCTGCTGTATCGCCAGCGCCTGTTGTTCGAGGTCGTCAGCGTTCTGCTGCACATCCGCGACAATCCCGGCAATTTTTGCGCTGCTGTCAATCGCACTTTCAACGACATCCTTGAAAAGCGTCGTTTCTTTCATGTCCTCCAGTATGGCTTCAGTGATGTCGGAAACATCAATGCTGGCCTGTCCTCGAACAAAGTCAGTCCAGCCACTCTGGTTACCGATACGATCCACCAGCCGCGCGCGGTACCAGAATTCCTGCCCCGCTTTTAGCCCCATTTGTTGATAGAGCTTCTGCGGGTACGGCACCGCCGCCAGCAGCATCGGATTCGAGCCGTCGGCTGCGAGACTGTACTGCAGCTCAGTACTCAGCGTGTCGCCGGTATCGGCGGGGAATGCCCAGGTTACGTTGATGCCGAACACGACATCGTCAGTTGCAGCGAGCCCGACGGGTTTTGGCACATCACCTATCCTGCCTTTGAGATGAGTTAGCGCCGATGTTGCCCAGAGGCTGGACGCCCCACCTGAATTGATGGCGCGCACGCGCACCAGGTAGTCGCCCTCGAAAATCCCAGGCACTTCGATATTGCGCAGGACTGTCTCCGGCACGTTGATCCATTCGTTATCCCCGCGCTTCCACTGCACCCGGTAGGCGATTACGTCTGCCTGGGGCTTACCATTTTTGTCCAGCGGCGCGTCCCATGTAGCGACCAGTGTCGCCACACGCTGACCCTGGCGTACCGCGTCGTAACTGGTGACGGCGACATTGCCTGGCTGCGCCACCAGTCCGGTTGGGATTAGGCTGATCGGCGGTATATCGAGGCGGGCGTTATTATCTACTGCATCATATTTTGATGAGTTGTACTCAGCACCGGTGATGGTGAACGTATTTTCCTCATCGTTAAACGTCAGATTCGTTACCCGGAAGTACTGCAGACGCAACTGCCCGGCATCGATAACGAATATAGCGTTCGGTAACGGGGCGGCTATAAATGGCGTGGCCACCACCAGCTGCGTGCCGTTTACCGCCTGAATAACCCGACTTTCCACGGTGCCGCCCTGCGTGCGGATCATCAACGTGTCGCCCGCGACTGCGCTGGTCCCGCGGTCAGTGGTCACAGTTTTGAGCCCTGTGTCATACCCGGTAATGCGCCCGCCGTATACGCGTCCTGACAGGCGTTCGTCGGCAAACGCAAACACCGTGCCCGGCACGTAGACAAAGCCATCGAGCCCGGTCTGCAGTGTAATGATGCGGTCAAGTGAGTTGGAATACACCGCCCAGCCGCCCCGCCGCTGCGCCTCGCTTTCGCGCGTACAGCCAATGGCAGTAATTTGCGTCTGCTTGAATTTGAACTGCTTCACCAGCTCAGGAAACATCACCGCCGTTGTGCGGTCCTGGTAGTGGTTGCCGGGATCGCTGAAATTAATCAGCGCCGAGCTGTAGCGGTTTTTTTCGCTTCCACTGGAATAGACCGGCTTCCCCACCACAGAAGCGCGGGTGAGGATCTGCAGCTTCGAGGTGTCTGCTGGCATGTCTGAGACAACGTTGAACATGTTGTTACCCCAGAACGTCATGCCGTTGAAGCCGGCGGCGATATCCTTGATAACCTGCCATGCGTCTGCCTGCGCCTGGATGTATACGTCAAACAAAAAACGCGGCTCAGTTCCGTTACCACCCAGGCCATCCGGGACCTGTTGATCGCATCGCTGTGCAATCCGGTACAGCTCCCATTTATCGAGCATATCCGGCGTAACGCGGCGGCCAAGACCAAAGCGCGGCTCCGTCAGGATATCGAACCAGATCCACGCAGGATTGTTTGTCCATCCCCATTTGAATGTCCCGTCCCAAGTGCCGCCATATGTCCGGTTAATCGGGTCGTAATTTTGCGGAATACGGATTATGCGCCCCTGCGGTTTACAGGATATTTTCGGGATGTTATTGAACGACTTCGCGTTAAACGACACATACAGCAGCGCCGTGTGGGGGTAGCGCAGTCGGGCGTCGATCACTTCAGTAATGGCCTGGACCTGTGTTTTGTTCTGCAGCATCTGGCTGGTACTGTCGGCGGTATCACGCACAACGCGGATCTGCCAGCCGGTATTAGCCTTAGGCAGGTTGATGCGGTGCGTTAGCTCGTACAGTGAGCTGAGTTTTTCCGTTACCGTTTTGGTTAGCACGGTACTATATGCGCCGCCATCTACCGCAATATCGATGTGGTATGTGACGGTCGTGCCGACGATATCCCCGTCGTTCTCCTGCTGCTGCAGACCGGTGATGCCGATACGCACCAGCACCGCATCAATCTGGGTATTGCTGATAGCACGGATCCAGGGAGTGGCTTTCGTCAGAGATACACCAATGCTGATCTCGTTCTCCACAGCGGGAAAGCCGGGGATCGGCGTCTGGGTCTGCGTGCCGGGGCGAAAATCCCAGGAGACGTTCTCAAAGTTCATTGAGCCGTCAGAGTTGCCCAGCGGCGTGCCGTCCAGGAAAATCCGTGTCGCATCCAGCCCACCAGCGAATTCACCCTCACCCAGCGCCAGCAACATACGGCAGCGCGCCATGGACTGGGCTGAATCAGGTTGCTCAACGGGGGTATGCTGCTTCTGTTCGCCGCCCTTTGCTCCGATGATTGTTGCCATATTGCATCCATAAAAAAACCCGCCGAAGCGGGTTATAGGAATAGAGAATTTATAAAGAGATTATTTAAAGACCTTTTTCAGCTTGAGATTTTGAATCATTTTCCTGCTCATTAAGAACATTGCTGAACAAAACGGATTCATAGTCGATAGACAGGTATCCCTTACCTCTGCGCTCCCCTTTCAAAGACACGGCAACATCTCCTCCGCCTACTGGCTTGAAGAACGAGCTGTAAGTACCACACCCTTGGTATGCAAGGCATTGATAAAACTCATCATTATCTTTATAGAGTTCTCTTCCAATATATTCATATTTTGAACTGGGCTTTCCATATTTCTTGGCTATCACTGCTTTGATTTTCTTATACTCTTCTAATCCCTTAGAGCCATATGCGTCACCGTCAATATTTTCAATAACGATAACTTTGACCAGGCCATATTTGTCATCAATAACACCATAAAACTCGTCAAATCCCGAAACTTTTATAGGAGGGTTACTTATCAAAAATAATTTTAAACGAGTGTCATTTTTCCCAGCCGGCGTGGCACCATAGTCCTTAGTAAGGGTCTCTTGACTTTGCCCCCATTTTAAACCAAGAGGAGCTGAAAAACCCTCATCAGCCACTGCGCCAGAAGAACAAAACAAAAAAAACAATGAGGCAAAAAATCCAGTCAATTTCATATCCCTGTCTCCTGTAAAAAAAATTCAGACTAATCTTAACACCCCGATTTTTAAAGATCAGCAGTTCCCTCTGGTAGGGAAGATTAAATATCTTCAGCTACAATCCCTACGCTGATAATGGCTCCGCCAATTTCACGCTCGCCATAAAGCACCGCGACCGGATTGCCCATTGCCAGGGTATTCACTGCGCCGCCGAAGGCATAGCTGGGTTTGTTGTCCGGGTCATCGCGCCCCTGTAGGCCTTTGGGCTGTGGTGAGAGCATCTGGTAAATGCCGCCAGCCATCATGCCGACACCGCCAGCGGCTAGGCTGGCCCCGAACACAGACAGGGTCCCCGCACTGAAATACGAAATTGCGATACCTACAACAACCATGACGGCACCAAGGATCGTCTGGAACACTCCAGCCTTTTTCGCCCCCTCCATTACCGGGGCGATGCGGATATCACTGTCACCGCCCAGTTCTTTGAAATCCTGCACGCCGATATTGCGTTTGCCGCGGAACACCGCGAACGTCATGCTGTTTTTCTTGGCGTCATAGAGATATTGCTCCAGACCGTCGAAATTAATGCATAATGCCTTCACCGCTTCCGCCGACGTTTGTACCGCCAGCTTGTGAACACGGCCAAACTTCGCCCCAAGAGCGCCATACAGACGAATAGTGGTTAAACGCGCCATGGTTTTATCTCCTTTTTCAGTTCCTTATGACGGACACAAATCATTGTCCGGTCTTTGAAATAGCCGCGTGCGTACGGCGTGATGCAGGATGGCTGACCGTAGAGGTGATGAAGTAGTTCACCCTCCTCTGTGATAATCCCCGCATGGTTCCACTTAGTCGATTCAACCTGCATGATGACCATGCAGCCGGGCACCGGGTCGCATTCAACAAACCCTTCTCGCTCCCAGTTCTCAAAATAGAGGTTGTCCGGATACTGGCTTTCCCACCATGGGTAATCCACGCGAAAATCGTTAAGCATCACGCCCTGGGTGGCATGCCAGTCCATAATCAGCCCCCAGCAGTCGTGCGAGCCCAGAATGAACGGGCGGCCAATCAGCGGGATGGCGTCGGGCGTTATCTCTGCATATTCATCACAGTCCGGCGCGTAGATACCCCAAATGACGCCGGAGTTATTGCACTGCTGGCGATCGAGGTCTGACGGAATAGGTCGCGCGCCGTCACCCGGGTGTGAATGAATGACGCGGATAATAGTCCCTGCGTCCTCAGCATTTGCCCAGTGCTCGCCATCAATACGGAAGTGCTCAGTAGGGTTTTCGTGGCTGTTCAGTACCGGGATATAACGTTGACGCCGCCCTGACTGAATGACAAAGCCGCAGCACTCGCGTGGGGATTCCTCCAGCGCATGCGCGCGGATCGCCGCCATAATGGTTTTGTTCATTGGTATGTCCGGTTATCGGGAGAAGAGAACGGTTGCCGGGAAGCCGCCAAAGTCGAGGTTTGCTGCGTTAGGCTCTGCCAGCCCGGCCCCAAAACGCTTACGGCAGTCACTGAGGCAGCCGCCGCACACATCCAGCGCCGGGTCAGCGACCGCATTGCCCTTGGCATCGAAATACGCCGTGCCGTTGTAGGTGCAGCCGTCACCGCTGCGGTATTGCCCGCGCAGCACCCACTCACAGAGCGAGGTAATTTGTCGGGTAGGAATAACCAGACTCTGAAGATCTGCCGGGCTGCTCATTGACCACGTCACAACCTCGTCATCCTCCGAAGTTTTGGTGTCCAGCCAGAAGGTTTGCAGGGAGAACGCCGTCGGATCTGCGGTGGGATTCACGCCGCCCGGGAAGTTAACCGCATCAAGGTAAATCGCGTAGGTGTCGATGATGCTGACCTTCGCATTCACCATATCCTTGAACTGCAGGCACAGCGCGGTGATATGCCCGTCCAGGTTCGATACGCTTAGCTTCGGCTCCGCCGCCTGGTCGGTTGAAAGGGAAAGGTCTGTCATCTGGAACGGCCAGAACTCGTATGTTTTGCCATCGAATAATATTGGCTTTGGACCGAGCGCGTTTTCGTCGCCGTTCGCGGCATCTATCTCAGCCGGAGTGTGTGGGAACGGGCTGTAATGGAAGCGATGTATACCCCCGCTGAATTCTGAGGCGTCTACTTCGACCAGGCGAACCCTGCCACCCGGTGCCAGCATCGCCGCCTGATCGACTAATGCCATTATGCGTAAACTCCGTAAGCACGTTTGATGGTGAATGTCAGCTCAGCGAATTTGCTGTTTAGCTGATTCTTTCGCACTGAGTCGGCAACTACTCGGTAAAGCCCCTTTTCTTCGCCCGGCGGCGTAATAATGAAGGCTTTCACGGTATGAGCCAGGAGGAAATCGCGAACTGCGTTTACCTCTGCCTCGCTGCCAACGTGCTTCATTGGCACCTGAATAGCTGTGGAATTTATACCGTTATCGGCAACCTGTTCGTACCCGTCACCAAACTGTGCGGTGCGCACCGTCTGGTTATATTCAACCGCGCCCGCGCCAAGCTGCGATCGCCATTTATAGGTTTCTACTGCCATATTTGCTCCATAAAAAAGCCCCGCGTTAGCGAGGCTGGGTATTGGCTAGGGCTTGAAGTTGCTTAGATTGTAATGCCTAGTTATTTAACTCTCCACATTCGATACTGCCCCCAAAATCCATTTTCAGCGATGTATTCCTGCTCGCCGCCATCTGCAACAATTTCTAATGATTTACGCATCCCCATTGATGCAACATCACATTCATTGCTTACCCGCAAAAGGTGAGTTCCATTATCAAGGAAGGCGGTTACAAATTGGTTTTGACGCAATTTAGCTATGTCTTTTCCGTCTATTTGAACCAAGAATCGACACATACCACCACTACCGCCACCAATAAATTGCATGTTGCGCGTGACAGTAACCTTGGTTTGAGGAGTGTTCGGCTTTGGTTCGACAATCTGCTTGTTTATGATCGTCTCGGCTGGGCCATATGGGCGCGCACAGGCAGTTAATAAAATCGCGCCTGAAACTAACATCAATGTTTTGAACATCATCGTCCCCTAAAAATATTGATTAATTGCCAATCATCTCTTCAACTTTATAATCAGCATTGCCATCTTTATCTTCGATGCAAACCGCCCTGAACTTCTGCTCAAGGCCGAATTTGTTTTTGGCGCTAAATTCTTGCGTTGCGTAAAGCTTACCGTCATTGCCCTGCCATCTCTTTGCGCTAAACACCGACATATTCAGCGTACTTTTATTAATGACTGTTCTTGTAATGTAAGATTCACACTCACTCCGAAGCTTATCCAGTTTCTTGTCAGTAAGCTCTTTAGCTTCTTTTTGTTTTTTTTCTGCCTCATTTGGCTTGTTAACCACGGCAGCTATACCTATCACCACAAAAAGAAGAATCAGCAATCCAATGGTTTTAAGAATCTTCATCAATATTTTTTTAAGCACCATCATCCCCTTGATTATCGTGGTTTTGAATATGATAACCAGGGGATGCGGTGGTGTAACCAGACGCGGATGATATTGTCATCTCAGAATTGCAGCGTCAGGCTATTATTTGGTCTGAAATTGCCTTCCCAGCAACCCATCGCTTCGGGCTGCTCGCATCAGAATCTCCGTGACTTTGGCTTCAATTTCATTCCCCAACGCCCTTGCCGCGGCGCTGCCATCTCCAGACGTATTTGAGGTCGCGTTACCTTTGTTATCGACATAAATATCGATATTTACCTGAGGTGCAGACCCGCCACCCTGCGCCCTAACCCCCAATCTACCAGCAGAGTCACGGGTAAGCGGCATGATCGCCTCTGGCCCGGCCTCACCGAACACGCCGCCTTTGGCAAACTTCGACGCGCCCTGGAAGGTGAAATATTGCGGTGAGTCGTATACGCCATTGGCATACTGGTGAAGACCAGCAGATTCATAAACATTGCCTTTGGCGCTGAAGGTCAGTCCTGCCGCAGCGTTATTATATGCTCCTGAAGGTGTGCTTCCGCCGCCTCCGCTTGCGTTGCCATTGACCCATCCCATAGCCGCCTGAATGGCGTAAGCCACCATCAACCGGTTTGTCACATCAATGATCATCTTCAGCATCGACTTGCCGAATTCTTTGATTGAAGCTTTACCCGTTGTCATGAGGCTCGTCAGCATATCCGACAGTCCCGTTAAAGCAGATCCTGCAACGCTTTTCACCGCGCTGTACGTGTCAGTGGCTGCTTCTAAGTACTCATTCCACCCGCTAAGCGCACCGGCCTTCCAGTCAGCCCGGAGCTTGTCCTCCTCATCGTAGTAATTATGAAGTGCGACCAGTTCCTTCTGGTAACCAGCGTCTTCCAGATCACCGCCGCCATTTAGCCATCCCTGACGAAGCTGGGCTTCTTCCCGCAAACGCTGTTGCTGGCGTGAACTAAGCCCAGCCCCTTCACGCAAGGCTGTGGTTTTTTCCACCATTTGCGTGGCATATTTATCAGCCTGCTCTGCCAGCGCATTGATTTTCTGCTGGGCCTCGACCTCCTTGTTTTTCTGATCCACCACCGCGGCGGCGTTCAGAATAGCTTCCCGGCCTGACAGTAGAGATTTCTCCTGCGCCGTCAGCGCGCGATGTTTAGCGGCTTCTTCGAGTACAGAAAACTGCGACTGCATTTTGCTGTATTCAGTGTTTTTGACCTGCACTTCACCAGTGCGGCGAAGGGTTTCAAGCGTGTCAGTGAGCGCCATGGCCTGGGCGCGGTAGTTTTCCAGGGTGCGATCGCCAGCATCAAGCGTGGTTTTCGCTTCTTTGGCTTTTTTAGAGGATTCACTGGCGAGTTTGGAAACTGCTTCTCTGGATTGCCGATCCGTTGCTCCAGTACCAGTTATTCCACCAGCAGGCCCGTTGCGGGCCTCTTCTTCATAATTAGCCTGGGCATTCGGAGCTGTAATGCGTTTCCAGAGTTCGTTATAACGCTTTTTATTTGCCTCAATCTCTTTATCTGCCTCTGCGCCAGCTTTTTTCATCGCCTCGACATCCATACCGAGGAAATTTACCAGCGCTCCGCCGCCGGGAATTTTTTCAGCCCATCCGGCAACAGTGCTCGTGAATTTGGCGTCAAGTGATGTGAGGTTTAGAAACAAATCACTGATGGATGCTTTCAGCAACTTAAAGATATCAATGATTTGATTACCCCAGGCGCGCACAGTAATGCCCATCTGACCAAAGGTATCGGAGGCGAATGCTTTAAGCCCCTGCCATGCCTGGCCAATATTATCTGTGGCGTCAACTATCTGATTGCTGCGCTCTTCCATAGTGCTCGCAAATAGTGTGATCGCTTCATTGGCAGCAGCTGTTTTTCCCTGTGTTTTCTCCAGCGTGATGATGTGCTTCATCATGGCTTCATCAACGAAACCATATTGCTGATTAAGGCTGGCTAGCGCCTTAACCGGGTCGTTAACTATCCGTGAAAAATCTGACAACACGGCCTTCGTATCCAGCCCGGCATCACCCATAGCCAGTATGGACCTGGCTATTTTCGACATTTGGTCAGCGGTATATTTTCCGGTGTCGTTTAGCTGAACCAGAATTTCAACCGAATCCGCCAGTGATGCTCCGGCGTCATCCGCAACATCTTTTGCAGCATCGTTCAGTTGTTGCATTGACGAGAAGCCAGCACCACCCATAAGAATGAGCGATCTCGCTACACTGTCGAACTGCTGAGATGAGTTGTACGCTGCCCCGGCAAGAACTGCCAGTAATGCAGCAGAGCCAGCCAGGGTAAGGTTGAACGTATTTAGCAGCCCACCAGCCCTGCCGAGTTTCTCTGCGGCCTCGCTGGTATTATTGAGCCCTTCAGCCGCATCGCTGATACTCGCCGCAGATTCAGAGGTTTCCCTGCCCTCTTCGTTAAACCCAAATAAAGCATCCCTGAGCGCCTGCAGCATTGGTCCCAGACCACCAAATGAGTCTTTAATCTGCCCGCCCTGCTGGAGCATGATTAGAAATGGTGACTGCCCGCCTGCCAGCTGCGTTGCGATGTCAGTGAATTGCGCCGGAAGCTGCCGTACAGCATTGCTGTATTGCCCTACAGAAATACCCGCTCGCCGGGCGGCGGCTTCCTGCCGTGATAATGCTTCAGGCAGCACGTCCGCAACGCTGGAGAGGCGCTGGCGCGTCTGGTTCAGAATATCGTTAAAGTGCTCGAACTGAGCGCCATTGATGCGGCCCGCTTCGAAGTGCGCCACCAGCTGCGCGTGCTGCTCATCCAGCGAGTTGAAGGCGCGGGTAGTCGGGTCGATAGAGCCCAGCAGGTTTTTCAGCGCGGCTGATTGCTTCTCAGCGGCCTGGGTTGCTGCCAGTTCGGCCTGGGCGCGCGCTGCGGCCTCGCCGGTATCTGTCAGCTTGAGCCGGGTGTCATCGAGGATTTTGTTATAGTGCTGAAAATCATCTGTATCTAGGAAGCCTTTGGACTGGAATTTTCGCAGGGCGGCTTGCTGTTCATCCAGGCGGTTCAGCGCCTTGTTTACCGGGTCGATATTTTCCAGCAAGCCTTTGAGCGCGTTCTGCTGCTCCTTAATTCCCGCACTGCCCTGCTTCGCAGACTCAGCACCAGCGCGAAATACGCTGTTTAGATCGTCGGCTTTATCGACAGCACTGGATGCCGCCTGTCCGAGTTTATCCAGTTCATTACTGGCTGTTTTCAGGTCGGAAACATCGGCCCGCAAAGTAATCGAGGCGATTTGGTCAGTCATTATTTCGTCTCCTTATGCATTACCTTGAGAGCCTCGCTTTCCATAATCTGAAGGTCAGCCATGCAGGCCGCCGCATCCTCAACCCCGTGTAACTCAAACATCCAGGGGAGAACGTTGTAATCAAGGCCGGTCGCACCGCTCGCTCCGACGCGCCATTGGGTAGCCAGCGCGGAGAAGACGGTAAAGGCCTGCCAGATTGATGGCAGGATACCCACCTCTTCCTCCACGTCTTCAGGCGTTAAACCAAAAGCGGCTAATTCCGCGAGCGTCGGTCCCGGCGTATACATCGCTGCGGCGACCTGCCTCAGTTTTTTTCGCGGATACCCATCAGCTCTTTGGTGTAGGCCAGGCCGATGTGGTCAAAGGCGCGCGGGTAGTTCTGCAGCAGAACGATCACGTTATCGCGGCTGAACTCATCCGGCAGCGCCCAACCTTCAACGATTTTCATCAGATAGTCTGCCTGCGGCTCGACAGCGCTCTTTTTACCGTCAGCTTTTTTCTGAAGTTCGGTATCCATATCGCGCAGCTCTTCCAGCGTCTTATGGCGGAAGGTGAGCGTCAGTTTTCCGTCTTCAGCGCCCGCGCGCGGGATGCTGGCGGTTGCGGAAAATGTCGGGTTTGGGATTAGGGAGAATTTGGTCATTTCGGTTCCTTAGAAAAAGAAAAACCCGCCGGAGCGGGTTAAATATTCGAATGCATAATGGGATTTAGCGTCGGTACAGCAGGCCGCCGGGCTTCAGCGCGTTGCGGATTGCATCGTTTAACGCATCGTGCATCACTTGTTGCAGGCCGGTGAGTGAGGCTGTTTGCGCATCAATATTTGCCTGGAGGGATGCGTACAAATCGCTTTCACGCACGGCATCAATCACGGCCTGCTTCACTTCATCGCAGAGTACGGCCTTCGTTTTCATGTTGGTTGCCTCGGCGTTTTCGATGATGGATGAAGCAGCTTCATGCACCTTAAAGCGATCGGCTTTAAACTCTACCTTGCTCTGCTCACCCTCAGCGCCGATGACCATGCCGGATGTATATTGTTTTTCGCCGCAGTCCACGCCCACCTTCACTCTGTAGTTCGCAGACAGGATGCCATCGCCAATCACCGCATCATTGATGAACACCTGACCGGATTTAGCGATAAACCAGCCATCATTAAGGTCATTAAGTGTGCGGCTGTTACGGATCTCTTCGCTCAGCGCCTCTACAATTTCTCCGACATCGACAGAAGATACCCCCACGATCCAGTCACTGGTTCGCCAATCTCTTGTTGAGCCATTCTGTTCAACTGGACGCAGGCGCACCTGCAATCGCTCACCTGCTTTGAGACCGGAAATAAGGTAGTTGATAGCAGGCCAATGGATGAGATCTGAATCGCCACGGGTTTAACAGACACCTCCGAGTCATTTAAAATGGCTTAAAGAGAGGTGCCCATGAGCGGTAAGCG